TAGACATCATGCCACCTTTAGCTCTGTATTTGGTGCCTTTTTTCATGCCACCGCCTTTAGCCATACCTTTGGTGTTTTTTCTCATGCCTCCACCCATTGCCATGCCTTTTGTTCCTTTCAATACATTAGCTTGGCCTTGAGCTCTAGTCCCGCCACCCATAAGAGCTGACATGACAGATTTAGGCATATTACCCATACCAGGGTTAGCTTTCATTTCACTTCGTAAAGCTGCGCCACCTTTGGCAAAACCTTTAGTGTTTTTCATACCACCACCCATGGCTTTGTATTTAGTTCCTTTCATACCGCCACCTTTGGCCATATATTTAGTACCTTTCATTTTTATCTCCTTCCAAACAATCCCATGCTTGGTCTATTGGTTATCATACCACCTTTCGCCGCAAAAGTTTTTACATTTGTTGGCTTACCACCAACCCCTTGTTTTTTTGCACGTTTTCGTCGCACCGCTGATTTTATCTGTGACTTTGACATACGAGCAGCTTTAGCAGCTGGCACGCATTTTGGATATTTTCTTTTGCGATCTTTTTCTAATTTACTTCTACCGCATTTTTCATAGCCACCACCTTTTTTAGGTGCACCAATGTCTACCCAGTCTTGTTTAAACCACTCAGTAAGGCCGCCTTTACTTTTTGCCATGCGCTTTCCTAATTTGATCTTTGCCGCGTTTAAATACGTTAGCTATACCAGTTTTACCCATAACTTTAGCTCGTTGTTCTCCAACAGTTAGTATTTGTATTTTTCTAGCAAAGGGTTTTTTTATCCTTTTTACTTTGTTTACCGTTGCATTAGCATCCTTCATAGTTGCAAACTTTATGCTAACGGTATCTTTTGGGTTCTCGTCCGTGTATAAACGTCTACCGCTACCCTTTGGTTTTTTACCTGTTCCAACTTTTGGATCTTTTTTTTTCTTCATTTTTTTCTTTTGTACTTTGCGCTTTTGCGTTTTGTACCATCTGCTCGTTTTATAAGTCCTCTAGCTTTTGCTGAGGCACGTTCGCTAAAACCAAGTTTTTTACCTTGTTTTAGCTTTCGTCTTATAGTGCTACCTTTTGCTACCATTAGCTCCTCGGCACTCTAGTTTTTTTACGTTTAGAATCCATCATGGCACCACACCCACGGCCTTGAACCATAGTTACAGCACCGCCGTTGCGCATAAAACCCATTTTGTTTCTTACTTTTTTAGGTAGTTTTGGCAAACCTTTGTTTTCTGCTGGTATTGGTTTTAGGTTTTTACCATTGACCTCCCCACCAACAGCTTTTTTAGAGCCTTTGTATTTACCACCCATTTTTTTATACTGAGAAACCATATAAGCATTTGCGTACGCAGAAGGGTACACATCAAATTTTGCCTTTGCTTTTTCTTTAGCTTTTCTATAAAGAGTCGGATTTGCTACATTAGATGGTATTTTCGATGCTCCACCACCTTTTTTCATTTTAATAGACTCAAGGGTTTTTGCTTGCCCAGCATGAGTTTTGCTTGCTTTTTTAAGTTGTCTAACGACTTTGTTAATTTTTTGTTTTGCCATAATTATTTACCAATTTTTACATGACCAATAACCAGCTGTAAATACGTCTTTTTTCTTTTGCACGGCGTCGCAGTTGTGCCTAGCTCTAAAACTTTTACGCCTGGCTGGTTGGTCTTTTTTAATACTTAAATTAGGATCTCCGTATCTAACTATTTTGATTTGATCTCCCTTTTTTGCTAGAACAGCAAATTTTTTGTTTTTGCCTGGTGTTCTTTTTTGTTTGTTATAACCAGGAAAAGTCTCCCCACGGTAAGAAATCCTACCGCTAGGGAGTCTTTTTGCATCCTTTGTGGTTGCCATTAGCTGTAATTTTTAGTTACAACCAATATTATTGAGTAAGCGTCACCATTACTATGTCCAACGGTTGTAAAGTCTATATCTCCTGTTACACCAGAACCAGCATTGTTTGGAATACCAGTAAATAAATCGTAGTATTCGTCACCAGTGCTGTCAGCTGGCAAACATATTGCTAATACATTGGTTGATGCGTCAAACTCAATGTCAACGCCCATGCCTCTACAGGCCCAATATATTCTTGATATAGAAACAGAGGAACAAGCTCTACCTTTACTGTCAGCTTGTAAAGCTGATACATCAACTTTTTTAACAGAAGATTCGCCTGTACCGTCGGATTCGTTAGTAAATTTAAGAATGGCAAGCCTCTCACCATCTTGTATGGTTTGTGAGGTTACTGTATCAGCCATTATTTACTCCTTATAGTTCTGTGACTGCTGTTCGTTCTTTATAAGCACCAACATAGTCAACACTTAATGTTTTTGCAGCAGCAGCACCGTTTTGTATACCAAATGAAAGCGTGAGCTCTTCATCATCTGGTGCGTTAGTGCTAACAACTGTACCTGCTAAAACATTGTTTTGAAACACATGAAACTTCTGATCTTTAGGATCGTAAATAAAACCTAATGTCATAAAGGTATCATCTGCCAAAGAGTTTGGTAATGTTAGTGTAGATTGTGTGCTGTCTTTTTCAACGATAAAGCTAATTGTTGCAGCTCCATCTGATTTTAAAAAGAAGATACCATCTGTCACATCTAACGGTGTTGTGTCAGTTAGCTGTAAACCAGCAACAATATCAGTCTGAGTGGCGTCGTTTGTTTTAAATCTAACGTGAAAACCAATTTGTTTTCCAGATTCAAATTTAAAACCCTCTTTTACAAGCTGAAAAAAGTCATGGTCGTTATCGCCAGCAGCGTTTGTTACTAACAAAACCCCACCGTCGCCATCGGCTAGTGCCTCAGACGCAGATCCAGTTCCATCCTCAGTTGTTGTGATCGTCCAGTCGGACGCTAAGTAAGTATCAAAATCATTAAAGTATTGATGATACTTATGCGGTGCAGGTGCTTTTAATTTACCAAGTGTACTATCAGTACCTACATTGGTTACACCCGAAGTAAAATGCGTAGTCATAATCAGCCTCCTTAAAAATTAGCCATTACAAACACCATTGTTTGCAACAATCATTTCTACAATATTGATAATACTCTTTGGCTGTTATTTGTGCAACTAAGAACTAGCTAGCAATTTTGTGATTCGGTTTACTGTATCTTTTGCATAAATGTGATGTATTCCAATACCACCAGCATTTTGCCAAGCTGTAATGTTACTAGCTTTATCATCAATCAACACATGTCCAGGTCTTGCAAATATGGCCTTGTCTTTGCCTTTTAAAGTGCATGTAACCAACACATCTATGTCAACATGTTTTCTAATCCACTTAAATTTATCTTTTGCAACTTTATCTCTGTTTTGCATACCAGAACAAGACAATATTTCCCAATCAATACCTGTATCTTTTACATAATCTACAAGTGTTTGCATATCACTCATAGGTGGTAGATCAAAAAATAAACCAGCATTTGATAACTCTACTTTTCTTTTATCATAGTCTGATTGCTTATCAAATGGTCCATTTAGATACTTAGGACCTTCAACGCCTTGGACGAAGTCAGCTAAGACTCCGTCCATGTCGACAAATATTTTATTTATAGGTGTCACTAAATAATTTGTCTCTCTTCGTCGTCAAAGTGTCTACCATCATTTTCAGAATAAAACACCTGTGGATTTTTTACTTTACCCAAATCTAAAGACTCAAGTAAACTATCTCTCTCTTCTTCTGTTTCACATTTCACTGTGATATTAAATGTGTCTGTCATAATAAAACTCCTTTTTAATTATTAATTAATTGACTCACATATAAATATTAACAGAATTATATGAATATGCAACTATTTATACAAATTTATACAAGTTATTTTAGGCATAAAAAAGGGCCTTTTTAAGGCCCTAGTTGTAATACTTAATTAGAGGATAAGCGTATTACAGCTTTTTGTTAAGCTCCTTGAGATCCAAAGATTCCTCTCCAATCAGAGAAACCAAATGAATATCTCTCTCTAGCCTTATATCTGATATTGCCAGTTGAGAAGTCTGGTTCCATAGAAGTCTCCATTGGAGATCTTTGGAACATTTTTAGACCTTCACCTGCGCTATTAACAGAAGTAAGAATAAAGTAAGCGTCTGGATCAGTTAGATAATGATTAACTGAATAGCCACCAGGCATAACACCTGTGTTTCTAATCGCGTTAATATCGTTATCAGCTGTTCCAGATCTTAGTTGAGAATTTAATATTCTGTCAGCCACAAAAACTAATTGTGGTGGGACAATAAGTTTGTCCGCTGTGACACTAATAGTTAATCCTCTATCATCTGTAAAAGTTGATATATCGATAAGATTATCTTCTAATGACGCCTCATTTAAGTCAGCCATAGTAGTTGCTCTGTTTGCAGCTGAACCACCACCAGATAGTGGGTGATCTGTTGCAATAAGAGATTTACCATCGCCGCCTGTAAAGCTAGATGAGAAAGCGTTATTTAAAACATCAGCACCTTTGACTTCCTTAGTGTTAGCCATTGATTTTGCTAATGCTTTAACATATCTTTTACCCAAAGAATCATAAAGGTTATCTTCAACTGCCTCTTCTGTTAAAGCAAACGCTAACGCCACGGTATCGTGTGTATAACGTGCACTGTAACTTTCAGATGCGTTGTCGAATTGAACCCCTTGTCCTTCGGACTTAAGTGGTGCAGAACCAAATCCTGTGATTAGGACCTCTTCTTCAAATGCTCTGTTTGAATCTTCGATAACAAAAATATCTTCATACTCGTTCTCGTAAGAATCATAGGACATTCCAAAAAGTGCGTTTAACCCAGGCTCTAGCTCTTTTGCTAGTTGTGCTCTTGATATAGCCATTATTTATCTCCTTATGCTAAACCAGCACCTTTTTGTCCCATGATGTGATTTTGTATCACACACAAAACATTGGTGTTAGCCGATGAAACATCGTCGTTATCGGGATCCTGGGATATATCTAGAGCTTTCAGTGGTAAAGTAGCTGTAGTAGCTCCTGTAGTCACGTCAAGTTCTAGGTTTGAAATCCCAGACTTAGTATCGCCAACTGGTGATCCGTCAACAATGTCGAAGTTTCCAAACAAGTCAGCTACAGGCATAGCTGCATCTGC